TGCAAACCAATCCTGGTTCCGTCTTCGTCGGCACGCTCCCAGAAGTTGAAGTAGTATTTGTTGCCCAACGCCTCCAGCAGGTAGTAGTACCACCTGACCACGCCTGGGCGGCTTTGGTCGTCGGTAGCGGAGCCCACGAACTTGAGTTCTTCGCGGCCCAGTAGTGGCAGGATGTACATCAAGGCGTTGCGGCTGGCTGCCTCAGCGTGTGGCTTGCCGGTTACGGTCTTCACCTCACTGTTGGTGATTGTGGCCACTTGCGGCATTTCCGGCAGTTGTTGACGGTAGGTTGGTACCAGGTCGGTTTTGGACCAGGTGCGCACCTCGTTGCGGGTAGTGGCCGCGTGGAAGGCTTTGCCCTGCTCCTCAATGGCCTCACGGTCCATCCGGGCCACGTCGAAGTACGGGTGGTCGTCGCCAAACACCTGGCCCGATTTGCCGGGGTTGTGCCGAAAGCCCTTGGGTGGCGTGAAGCCCGGGTCGCGCGGTTCGGTGGCGGCTTCGTCAGTTTGCACCACAGTACACCGGCAACTCCAGCCGTTGGGCGGGTAATAAACATCCCAAAACGGATCGTTTACCGGCCGCACGATGTTGTCGAGCACCCGGTGGCTTTCGCGCACCCGTTCGTCGCCAGCGGTCTGGTACTTCAGGTTGGGGTACAGGTCGGCCCGGCGCTCAAACTCAGCCCACGACTCGGCAGCCTGAGCGGCGGCGGTAGCGGCCTGTAGTTCGGCGCGAAGCCAGCGGCTGTTTTGGCGAGCCAGCACCTTGGCGGCGTCTTTGTCCCAGTCGGCCCGTGTGAGCCCCGATGCTTTGAGCGCCCGCAACTCCTCGATCATGCGGTGTTGCTTGTGGGCCGCGAAGTCTCGTAGGTTGGCCTCGAGGCGCTGAAAGCGCTCCCACTCCTGGACTGACTGCGCCTGGCTGAAGCGTCGCCCCCAGCCTGCCTCAGCGTGGTTGCGCAGGCGGGTGAAGTGTTCGCTCCACATGGCAGCGTCGAGGCGCTGAGGCAGAATGGTCTGATTCCAGACACCGTCGAGAAAATTGGCCTCAATGGTGCCAGGAATACGCCGGAACCGAATATCAAAATCGCCAGCGGCCAGGTTGGCCACCGGCGCTTCGTTGGAGCAAGCCGCGCACGTGCATCCGGGTGGGTGATCTACGCCGTAGAGCGACAACAGGGCCAGGCCGCGCCGCGCACTACGGCTTAGGGCTTTCCCGGCCGCTGGCCCTCCCCACCTTCGCCGGGTTCGTTTTCCTGGTCGGTTTCTTCGCCTGGCTCTTCGTCGGGCAGTTCGCCCGGTTTGGGCTTGGGCAGTTGGTACTTGTCGTACCAGTAGTCGGGACTGATCGGCACCTTGGTGGCCACCTTCAGGTCGACCTCCAGGCGCTGGGGAAGCGTGAGGCCGTCGCCGTCCTGGAATGCCCACTCGGCGCCCTTCTTCACCTTGTACCCGATGCTGGCCAGGTAGGGCGTCAGCATCTCGTTCAGCACGCAGAGCACAAACGCCCGGTCGTCTTGGTGTACCTCGTCCTGGGTTTTCCAGTGGGTTTCGCTTTGGGCGTAGCCCGAGTGCTTGGCCTCGGCGGTGGTCATGGTGTTGCCCAGTACCGTGATGGCCAGTTCCTGGTTGCACTGCTCGATCAGGAAACGGAAGATGTCGTTCGACTGGCCACCGGCCGTGGGGTTGAAGAATTGCAGTTGGGCGTCAGCAGGCGCCACCACGTAGCCCGCCGCACCGGCTTTCGACAGGGCATCTTCCAGGATGCCCCGGCTCTGTTCGTTGTTGTAAGTGGCCCAGCGGAATGGCATGCCGAACACCTCGGCAAACTCGGCCCAGTCGCCAAAACCGCCGCGCTTGTAGATCACATTGGGGCAGCACTCCAGGATGATGCCAAGGTCTTCGCAGTCGCCCACCTCAATGCAGTACTGGTTGTAGGGCGCTTCGCGGTAAGGCAGGCCATCGATGTCGTAGGCATTGCGGGTCACCACACCCTTGCGTGGTTTCACGTGTTTGCGGTTGATGAGGTTGGTGACGCCGGTGGCGCCACTGTCGGGCGCTGGCCAGTACAACTCCAGGAGCGAGTGCCCCCAGAACCGGGCCATGAGGGCTTCGCGCAAAAACTTGCGAAAGAAGCCGCGCTTGGTCAGTGTGGTGACCTGGTCGTTGACTTTGCCGCTGGCGCCAAACGACAGCGGGGTATTGGTGATCCGCTGCACCCGCTGCTCGATGAGGGCTTTGAGCCGCCCGTCGAGCAGTACCTCGCTGTACAGGTCGTAGAGCCACTGGCGCTGCTGCTGGTCCTGTTCGGCCTGGGCCAGTGCATTGCGCCATTTCTGGATATCCTGGCTTTGGCGCACAATGGGCCGCACCACGGTATGGTTGACCACAATGTTTTTGGCCTGTTCGGCTTCGCGCATGGCCAGTTCGGCTACCTGTAGTTGCTCGGTGCGCTGGCGCTCGTATTTCTGATTGATGGTCTCTACTGCCATGATTCTAAGTTGCAAACAACTTGTTTTGAAAATTTGGCCACAGGGCTGCGATTTAAAACAAGTGGTGTCAATGGACGCAATGGTTTTTAAAAGTTTGCCACGGTCTTTAAATCGCCTTTAAATCGCGGCGCTACGAGCCTGTTAGAAACGGTTGGAGCGCTTGGGCAGGCTTCCGTAGGAAATGTGGGTTTGGCTGGTAGCTTCGCGCCGGGGCAGGTCGTTGTACAGATCGGTTTTGGCGCTGGCCTTTAGCCAGGCCACGGCCCGGTCGTAGCGGGCTTGCCGGTCGCCGACATCTTGCCCCGCCTGGAGCCGTGCCACCAGGAGGTATACGGCAATGTCAGCGCCGAAATCCAGGAGTAGCGGGTGCCGGTTGGTGCCGGTCTGTGCGAACACGGTGTCTACGTCGAAGGTGTCGTAGAGCCATCCGCGCATTTCGCTTTCGGCAGCGCTCAGCGCGGTGCTGATCAGCGTGTCGTCGCCCCGGGTAATCTCTGCGAGTTCCTCGTCGAGGATTTTGAGTTTGAGGTCTGCTTTGGCCAGAAACATGGTCAGTACTTTTTGGAGTTGCGCCGCTGCTGCCCCACCTTGATGGGGGCCAGCACCCGCAGTTTGTTATTGATGATCCAGTAGCCGCCCTCTGTAGCATCGGGGCCGTCGTCGTGTGCGCTGAGCGCGGGTTCAATGGCCTCGAACTGTTCGATCAGGCGCATCATGTGCGGGTCGTCGCGTTCGGCTTCGTTGAATACCAGGAGGCCGCGCCGGTTGAGCGGCTCGAGGTTGCCCTCGATGCGGCTAAACTTGTCGGGCTTGTCTCGGTCGTCGGGTGATACGTTGAGGGTGCCTTTTTCACGCTCGATGGTCTGGAGTGCGGGCAAAAACACGTCGTTGTACCACGGGTCCTGAAAGCCGTTACACTCGACGTAGAAGTAGGTTTGGGTGCGCTCAGACACCAAGGCCCGCAGGTCGTAGAACCACTCGATCATTTTGTTGAGGGTGGTTTGTTCCAGGAAAGCCTTGATCACGTAGTACACGCCGTCCAGTTCGCCCATGAGCACCAGGGCTTTGAAGTCGTTTTTGCGGCTGTTGGAGTACGATGAATCGCAGTACCCGACCAGCAGCCGAAACTTTCCGAGTGGCGGCACTTTGCCCCACTTGAAGTCTTTGAACACCGTACCCTCGTTGATGGGGTTGTTGAAGTACTCCTTCTGCCCGGAAGCGTACGACACTTTGCTGAGCAAGTAGGCCACCGACTCGGGCGTGTTTTTGGCTGGCCACGACGGCTTTCCGTTTTTGTCCAGGATGTCGATTTGCTCGAAGTCGTCGGCCATTTTGGCGGCGCGTACGACGCAGGAGTTTTTGGCAATGATGTTGCCGAGTACGACAAAGCGTTGACGACCGACGGTGTCGAATGTGCCACGAAGCGCCTGTTCAATCCAGTTCCACTTCTTGTTCATGCGCACATCGTTGCGGGCTTCCTCGTCGGTGTCAATGTCGTCAATCAGGATGAAGTCAGGGCGCTTTTCCTCGTTGCGCGAGCCACGCGGCGACTGTCCGGAGCCGATGGCCCGGAACGACTTGCCGCCGCCCGTGACAAACTTGCCAACCTCCCATCCACGCCAGGACTTGAATGCCCCAAAGTCGTGAATGAGCCTTTGGTTGCTTTCGAGGTTGACCAT